TGAAGGCACCACGGAGAAAAGCTAATGGGCGCTCTTAAAGATTGGGTAAAACAAGATTGGGTTCGTATCGGTACTGACGGTAAGATTAAAGGTAAATGTGGTACGTCCAAGGATAAGAAGAACCCAGATCGTTGCTTGCCAAGAAGTAAAGCGAACAGCCTGTCGCAAAGTGAAAGGGCTTCGACAGCCAGAAAAAAGAAAAAAGCTGGCGCAAAAGGCAAGACAGTGGTGGCAAATACGCCAAAAGCAAAGGTTAAGAATATGAAAAGCGGCGGGCTAGCTCGTCGTAAACGTGACGTAGCACGAGGCTGTGGAGCGGTTATGGAAAACAAACGTAAAGCAACTTTGTACACGTAAAGGTATATCATGGCTACATCAGGCACCACAGCGTTTGACATGGACTTCACCGAGATTGCGGAGGAGGCATGGGAACGTGCGGGCCGTGAGATGCGGTCTGGTTATGATCTTCGTACTGCTCGTCGGTCAATGAATTTAATGACCATAGAGTGGCAGAACCGTGGCATTAATATGTGGACGATTGATGAGGGCACGGTAACATTAGTAAAAGGCACCAGCCAATACAATTTACCTACAAACACTGTAGATTTACTTGAACAAGTAGTCCGTACTAATTCTGGTAACACTACGACACAATCTGATCTTACCATAAGCAGGATCAGTGTAAGCACGTACTCGTCTATACCTAACAAATTAACACAAGGGCGTCCTATACAAGTTTGGGTGGAACGCCGCGCAGCGCAACCTAGAATAAACGTCTGGCCTGTTCCTGACAGCAATGATTACATATTCAAGTATTATAGTATGCGTCGTGTAGAAGACGCAGGGGCGGGCGTAGAAACAGCGGATATGCCGTTTAGGTTCTTGCCGTGCCTCGTAGCTGGTCTGGCATATCATATAGCTATGAAGGTTCCTGAACTTACCGAACGCGTTCAAATGCTTAAAATGGTTTATGATGAACAGTTTAACATGGCTGCAGGGGAAGACCGCGAGAAAACGCCCGCACGGTTCGTGCCTCGTATAGGGTATGTATAGATGGCTAGCAGGTTTGCATCAAATAAACGGGCGATAGCCGAATGTGATGTATGTGGGTTTCGGTATAAACTGAAAGAATTACGCAATCTGATCCGTAAAGGCGTTGATACTAACATAAAAGCGTGCCGAGAATGTTGGAGTCCCGACCATCCCCAGCTTAAACTAGGGGAGTTTCCGGTAGACGATCCCCAAGCAATACGTGACCCTCGCCCTGATTTTGCTGGTTATGATAGTAGCAGGAATATACAATTTGGTTTTGACCCCGTAGGTCTTAATAATCCTTTTGGTTTAACGCCGAATAATCTGGTAGCCACTGGGTTTATAGGTAATGTTACGGTGACAACATGAATTATACATCACTAAAAACAAACATCGAAGATATCTGCGAAACATCTTTTACAGATGACCAACTTGCTTTGTTTACACAACAAGCAGAAGAAAAGATACTTCAAACGGTAGATATACCCGCTCTACGAAAAGTAGACGGTGGGCCTCTAACTGCTACAAACAAGCTGTACACGTTGCCAACAGATTACCTATATACTTACAGTATATCTATTATAAGTAGTAGCACGCACACGTACCTCCTTAATAAGGATGTAAACTTTTTACGTGAGGCGTATCCGATAAACACATCGGCAAAATACGGTGCACCTAAGTTTTACGCACAATATAGTGAAACACAGATTGAATTGGTCCCAACGCCAGACCAGAATTACGAGCTAGAACATATTTATGGGTATTATCCAGCATCTATTGTTACAGCTAGCACGTCTTGGTTGGGCGATAACGCCAGTGCAGCGTTGTTAAATGGTGCGCTAATAGAAGCTATAAGGTTCCTTAAAGGTGAACCTGATGTAATTGCAAACTATGAAAAGCTGTATTTGCAAGCGATTACGTTGCTTATGGAGATGGGCGATGGCAAATTGCGTAGGGATGCGTATCGTTCTGGACAGAAGCGAATACCAGTAGGTAGGGGATAATAATGGCATTTACTGGTAATTACATGTGCACATCCTTCAAACTGGCTCTGCTAGAGGGCGAGATGGATTTTAGTTCTGACACGTCACAGACGTTTAAGATAGCGTTGTTTACGTCTGATGCTACGCTTGATGAGACTACAACTGCGTATTCTACTACCAATGAGGTTTCTGGCACGGGGTATGATGCAGGCGGTAAAACACTTACAGCAACCACATCTAGTTCAGGCGCGACAGCTTTTGTAGATTTTGGGGATGTATCTTGGGCAAGCTCTACTATAACAGCTAGGGGCGCGTTAATATACAAATCGGGTGGTACAAACCCTGCGATAGCTGTGTTAGACTTCGGGTCTAATAAGTCTTCCAGCAACAGCACATTTCCGATAACATTCCCCACAGCAGATGTTTCAAGTGCGATTATACGCATAGGACAAGAAGGATTGAAAAATGGCGAGTACGTTTGAAAACAACTTACGTCTTGAAGAGATAGGAACTGGCGAACAGTCAGGTACTTGGGGCACGAAGACAAACGTAAACCTTGAGTTAATAACTGACGGGTTAAGCTACAGTTCCACAGGCGAGGCCATAGCAAACGCCGCTGCACATACTATCACAATGGCTGATGGTGTGGCTGACGAGTTTCGTTCTTTTTATCTAAAATGCACAGGTGGTGGGCAAGCCTGTACTGTAACCCTTGCACCTAACACGTTATCTAAAGTCTGGGTTATTGAGAATACTACGTCATACACACTGACCTTTTCACAAGGGTCTGGCGCAAATGTGGCTATCCTAGCTGGTCAAGTTAAAATGATTGCTACCGATGGCGCTGGGTCTGGCGCTGCTGTGTTTGACCTTATGCAAGATTTGGCTGTGCCTGATTTGTTTGTAGATGATGACCTCAAGCTACAGTCTGACGGGGCGGTGTTAGGTTTTGGTGCTGACAATGATGTTACACTTACACACGTAGCTGACACAGGACTATTGCTTAACAGCACAATGGCTATTCAGTTCAATGATGCTTCACAGTTCATCAATGCCCCCAGCGCAACAGTATTAGATATTAACGCAACAGACGAGATTGAGCTAAATGCTACGCTTGTGGATATTAATGCTAATTTAGATGTGTCGGGTACTATAACAGGAACAGGCACCTCTGTTTTTGCTTCGTTAGACATATCTGGCGATATAGACGTAGACGGTACAACTAATCTTGATGTTGTGGACATTGATGGCGCTGTGCAAATTGACAATACAGTTACAGTTGGTGTTGATGATACAGGCTACGATGTTAAGTTCTTTGGCGCATCTGCCAGCCATTTTTTACTATGGGATGAGTCTGCAGACGAACTTGTTTTAGCCGCAGACAGTAAATTATCATTCAACGATGCTGCTGGCGGGGAGAACATAGTTGCATCAGCAGATGGTCATTTAGAAGTAAATGCAGGTACTACGTTAGACGTAACCGCTCCTACCGTGCAGGTAAATGCTTCTTCAGTCTTTGATGTCAACGGCAATATAGATGTGTCTGGTACGTACACTGGCGGTGGTCTTATGACTACGGGTGGCAACATCGTCATACCTGACGCAGGTAATATAGGTTCAGCTAGTGATACAGATGCTATAGCTATTGCCTCTGATGGGCAGGTAACTTTAACACAAACACTAACAGGTACGGCTGCAAACTTTAGTGGTGTGGCTACAGCTACTACATTTGAACCAGATGGTGATACAGCCGCAGGTGATAATGCAGCCATAGGTTATACAGCCGCAGAAGGTTTGATCTTAACAGGTCAGGGTAGCACTTCTGACATAACATTTAAAAATGATGCAGATACTACAGTATTTAGCATTCCTACAGGCACTGATGATGTCTTGTTTCCTGATAATGCTAAAATAATAATGGGTACTGGTTCTGATCTTCAGATTTATCATGATGGTACTGGTGGCAACTCATACATTGATGAAACAGGTTCTGGCAGTCTTTTTATAAG